TTCAACATTTGCTTGAAGCTGGTGAGGTTCAGGCCGGCATGAATGGCAGCGACTGCATCTGCCATGTGCTCTGCCTTGGACTCAGACACCTTGGTTTCTCCGCCTCGAACGTAGCGGGGCCAGTTGGTGTTGGGGTGCTGGGCCATTGCCCAGGTGATCATCTGCTCTTTGGTGGCGTTCTTGGTCAGTCCAGTAGCCAGCTTGACTTCAGTGGGCGTGAGCTCAAAAAAGGGAATGCTGTTGGCCCTGAGACTGCCAAGAACTCCGGCGACTACCCCGTAGGCTGCAGAAGCACGAGCGCTTTGCGATCCTTGTGGAACTTCCACAAAGACAGCATCAGCGTCTACTACTGAAACCATGGCGTACCGGTAGAGCCACTCTGCTGCAGCCAGATCCAGTGAGTTTTGCCTCACTTGTTTGCCTGTAGGCAAAACAGGTTGAGCAAGCGCCACTGATTCGATCTGCAGCGACTCACCGGTAAACGTGCCATGGGCAACACCCCAGTTCCGAAGACTGGGATCGAAGCCCACGACACGCAAAGGCCGGTCGAGCAGCATCAGTTCACCAGGGCAGTGCCCGTGACAGCTGCAGCGACTTCACCAGGAGCGTCAGCTTCGTCGATGGAAACCATGGCCTCGAAAGGCAGGTTCTCGAGCTCGCTGATGGCCAGGCGGATGCCGGTCTGGAAGGCGACACGGACTTCACCGGTCAAGACGGTCTGGGGACCGTCTTCGACCGAGAACTCGGTGCCTTCAGGCATGTCGACCATGTGGCGCAGCAAGGCGATCTTGCTGGCATGCCAGGCCGTCAGGTGACGGACGAAGGTGTCGATGTCGGTGATCTCCAGGAGTTCTTCCTGGGGTTGGGCGGGCTTGGCTTGATCCATGAGATCTTTCGTGAGGAAGGGAAACCCAGCTCTTTTGAAGAGAGCTGGTCAGGGCATCAGCCGAACAGGCTCTTGCTCTTGGGGGCGCCGGCTGCGGCTGCAGCACCGTTCAGGCGAGGAGCACCCGGCTTGCCAGCGGCTGCGGCACCCTTGGCACGGTTGCGGGTCACGCCCGTGTTCTTCTCGGCCCAGGTGTCGGCAAACGTGGCCGTCTCGGCTTGCGCACGGATCTCGGCGGTCGTCATGCGGTCCTTGGCACGGAACAGCTTGTCGATGACGTTCTCGTCACGGGTCTCGCCCGTGGCCTCGTAGGCGCCGGTCGCCTCGTTCTTCTTGGTCCTGTCCACCGTCTGCTTGACGATGCCGGCCAGGATCTGCTGGCCCAGCAGGTCCATGATCATGTTGACCTTGGTGGGCACTTCCTGCTTGGCTTCTGCGTTGTAGACGCCGACAACCTTCTCTTCGGTGTCCAGTTCGCTGATCTCCTTGCCCACGGTCAGCAGGGCCAGGCTGTTGGCCACGAGGTATCCCGGCAGGTAGATCTTCTCGCCGTCCTTCTCGTAGTAGTTCTTGGCGCCCTTGGCGGTGCCCGAGGACATCCACAGGGTTTCACGGTACTCCTGGCCGGAGCTGGTCTTGGCGCCCAGCACCAAGCCGAGGGCACCGCTGGCGGCGACGGTGACGTAGGCCAGGGTGATGTTCAGCATGTGCAGGCCGGTGTCCAGGACACGGCTGCCGCCGAGGGTGTCTTTCTCGTTGGCGATGGATTGGTCGGATGCGAGGTTCTTGAGCAAGCTCATGATGATTTCCTTGGAGAGGGGATTTGGGTGAAGGGAGGTAACTGTATTTCATATTCCCTGCTTGGAGAGTATCTCTAGCAGGGTTTATGAATCTCAGTCGTAGTACTGGTTCAGCCTGTCGATGACATGCTGCATGTTGTTGTCGATGTAGATCTCGTTGGCAGCCCAAAGGCCGAGAGGCCCGCGCATGCGCTCGTTGACCGTTTCCTTGGTCAGCCGAGTTTGGAACACGTACTTGAAACCCAGCGCTTCTTCTTCGGGTGTGATCACCAGAAGGGGATTCTTCATCTCCTTCAGGGCTTTGAGCGGCACCTTGCGGGCGCTCAACACCGTCGAGAAGTAACTCTCGATGCCGTTGCTCTTGAGCGAGCCCTTCACGGGAACAGAGGTCTCCATGACCATCTCGTTCTCGTTCAGCTTGTCGGCCACGTGAGCCAGGAAGATCACGTTCTTGGTGCTCTTGGCCACGTGCTGCTGCATCAGCACCTTGAAGTACTGGGCGAACTGGCCCCAGGCTTGCATGGTGTTGGCCGAGTTGAGCACGTACATCGACTCGTACATCTCCAGCAGGTACGTCAGCGTGTCGATGACGATGGTGTGGATCTCGGGCATCGTCTCCGCGACCTCGAAGGCCTCGTAGATCTGCATGGGATCCGTGACGGTGAGCTCTTTGAACTTGGAGCGAAATGGCAGCTTCTTGCCGGCTTCGCAGTTCAAATACATCACACCTTCGGGCTTCTGCAGTCCCATGAGGGACGCAGACTTGCCCACTGCCGACTTGCCGCCGATCAGGACGAGCTTGTCGTTGACTGTGGTTTGACTCATTGATGGTCTCGATGAAGTTGTAGTGACCAAAGAAAAAGCCACCCGAAGGTGGCTTTGCACGTGATCACCAAGTGCCCGGAGGGCACCTGTTTGATGTAGCTACTGAAACCAGAACACTACTCTGCGCTCATCCGCAGGAGTGGCTTTCTTCAGTGTGGCAGTCAGGGTGTAGATAAGGTCAGCGAGTCTCAGCTTCAGCACCTGGGCTTCTGGCCTGTGGTCTGTGCCGAGCTCGATGTACTTTTCCATCAGCTCTTGGACGGTGAGATAGTTGTCACCGAATCCCTCGGTGTTCCAGGTTTCTCTCAGAGCTTGCAGCTCTGGTGATGCGTCTTCTGGAAACCCCTTTGCCCAGCATGACCAGGGCAGAGAATCCCATACCCCATCGGTCAGCATGCTGTAGAGCAGCCGATCTTTGGGGCAAGGGATTTCTTCCATGGTTCGCAGCAAGCAACCCTTCTGGATCAGAGATTCTCTTTCCCGAAAGGTTGCAGCTGCCTCTGCTTGCCAGGCACCGGTTGGTGCCTTGGTTTCAACAAACAGATGGAGGTGGGTAGGAGTCAGGCCCATCATGTCCAATCCCGAGGGTTTGGTTGCAATGGCCGGACTATCGTTTTCTCTACCGTTTTGGGATACCCCTATGTTCTAGGGGTTAGCCCTTACTGCCTACTCCATCACGGAGTAGTCGAGCTTGCTCCAGCGCTCCCGCGCTTGATCAGCTCTCGGCCTGCTGTCGTCATGACCGTGGACAGAAGCTCAGCTTCGCTCAGCTTGTCTGCGATCTTGTCGTTCAGGGCAAAGACCTTGACTCGGATGTCATCGAAGCCAAAGCCAGCGTCCACCAGGATCCGAACGTAGCGGTGCAGCATGTTGTTGCGGTTGCCGTCACCGATGTTGTTCATGACCCAGCGCTCGAGCGCATCGAGGTTCTGCTGGCTGTCGAGCAGTGCCTTGCGCTCTTCGTTCTTGCTGGTCTTCGGAATGAAGGGCAGAACGTCCAGCACTTGGCCGTCTTGGTACTCGAAGTGCCCATCGTGGCTGAGCCACTTGCGAGCACGCTGGAACGTAGCCGTGTCCACATCGAAGGGCATCCAGTCCTTGATGTTGTTCATCAGCTCTCGGTAGTCCTTGGCGTCCAGCTTCAACTCGTAGTTGATGGGCAGGACGATGCGGAAGCGGTGCTCGGTGTCGGTGTGCCGCTTGGTCGTGTAGAGCAGGAACTTGTAGTCCTTGAGCAACAGCTTGGCGGTGCTGATGTTCACTCCACCGTCCACGTCGATCACCACGAGGTTGAAGCCGGGGATGGCGTTGTCCTCGTTGCGGTAGCCGTTGGTCAGGTGGTGCGTAGTCCAGTGCAGGCCTTGCTTCTGGGTCAGGATGTGCAGCTTGTCGAACGGAGCCAGCTCAGGCTTGTAGCCTTCGACGATGTCCGTGCTCCAAGCCACCACCATCTCGTCCAGGTTGGTGGGCTTGAGGGCCTCACCGCGCATGAACTCGATGCCGTCGCTGAACGACTTCTTGATGACGATGTTGTTCTTGTAGCCCCAGGCAGTAGCCAGGGTCATCATCTCAGCGCGCTGTGCCGACGAGCCTTTGTAGAACGGGAGATCTTCGACCATGTCGGCTTGCGTCACTTCGCGGCCGATGTCTGCGATGTACTTGGCCAGCTTGACGTAGGGGCGGTCCCGCGTCAGCAACTGGTTGAAGGCTGCACCCGATTCTTCGGCCAACTTGATGGCGTAGTACAGATGCTGCTCGGTGACTTCAGGGCTGCCGTCGATGAAAGCGTAGGCACCTGCGAGCTTCAGGCTCTTGAAGTGACGGTGAGCCACTTCCTTCTTCTTGAGCTCGTCATGCACCGGCAGCTCACTGGCTCGCTTGCTGCACAGCAGTTCGTACTCGTTCAGCAGCAGAGAGGTGTCTTTGCTGATGGCCAGTTGCTTGTTGGCGTTGAGCACATCAGCCAGGCTCTCCAAATGGTCCGCGTAGTCTTGCAGGAACTGGTGAGAGTCCTGCTTGGTACGCATCTCGTAGAGCTGCTCGGGGGTGAGGTCGGTGCGCTTGTCCGTGCTGCGGTTGTAGGCGAAGAAGCAGCGGCGTGCGTAGCCCGTGTCGAGCAGCGAGTACAGCTGCTCTTCGGTCTTGCTGCCATCCAGCAGGCGCACAGGCTCACCGAACATCAGCAGGTTGGTGGGTGTGCTGCCGTGGATCTCTTCGGTGCGCTTGCTGTCCGAAGTGTTCTTGGTCAGCTTCTGCTTGACGCGACCCACATCGTAGAGTTCCAGGAAAGCCGGAAAGACTTCCATGGAGCCCATCAGCGTTGAGCCGATCTCGTCGATCTCCAAGTTCACGCTGCCAGCGTCAGCCAT